TAGCTGTGCTTGTGTTTGTGCTGCGGCTTTCTTAAAGCCTTTCTCTGCGTAGTTTATGTTTTCTTTTTTGTCCGGTTTAGCTTTCGCTTTACCCCTTCCTAGCCCATAGTTTACTATAGCTGCATAATACCCGTCGAAAGTCTTACCCGCTCTTTTGCCAGTTCTAGCTCCTACATAACCTAAAAGAGCTCCCTTTTTTTTAGTAGGAATAAAGCCTATAGATTTTTCTAAGTTACCGCTTTTATAAGTTACTTCTTTGTACTTACGCTTTGCAGGATCTTTGGAGCGTTTTGTTTGTATACTTTTAGTAACCGCCTTTTTATTTTTACTGCTTTCTATAGAGTTCTTAATAGCCGTTACCATTGGCTTAGCTGCCTTCTTTATACCGGCCTTAAATTGCCTAGCTTTCTTACGGTCTATTTCTGCTAACCGTTCTAGCTTCATTAAGGCCTTTTCTAGTCCTTCTACCTCAAAGTAAATGCCGTCTTTCATTAGTCCCTTAACGTAGTGTCTAAGATTAAGTAACGCTCTCTACCTTCTAAGCTTACGCCCTCTATTTCGTAGGTATTGCCGTCCCAGCTTATTTTCGTGGTAGCGTCTACATCGCTTCTATAACGAATAGTAAAGCGGACCTTATTAACGCTAGTAAGTCTAGAAGTTTCTTCTCCTTCCTTTACTGTGCGGTAGTCTACTTTAGCCCATACGTTACCTAGGTCGCTATACGTTCTTACGGCCTGGCCGAAGCTGTCCGTACTTACGCTAGCATTACGTAGCGTTATTCTTCTATCTAGTTTACCGGGATCAATCAAAGCGGAAAACTCTAAACGGGTTTAGTAAGTACTCGCTAGCTGTAGGTAAGCGGTGTACGCTGTCTACTCGCTTCTCGTACATTTCTCCAATAATCAAAAGCATAGCCATCTTTATATTTGCCGGTACGTCCGAAGCTTGAGTATAGCCGCAGGTGTAACGAATAATAACAGCGTTTACCGTGTCCTTTGTAGCTTGCCAGCCTTGGTCGGGCATTATACGCCCCGGCTCGCTTACTAGGTCGGTATTGTAGTCGCTAGCTGTTACGGTCTGCTCTGCTCCGCTTCCGTCTACATACTTAACACTAGCTACGCTTTGTACTGGTCCTCTACTTAAATAGATTATATTCTTGTCCCCTTGGAACGGATCTACTCCCGTTTTATACACCGGGAAGAAGTCGTAGAACTCATCTATTACCGTAGTCAATAAGAACCGCCCTAAGTAGTGCTCCGCTATTTGTGTCGAAGCGTCAATAAGTACCCCTAGTAGAGTGTCCTCGTCGCTAGAGTCTACGCGTAAATAGTCCTTAACCTCTTGTACGGTTAAAGCTTTTAAAGTTGCTGGGGTTACTATACTGTAGCTCATTACTTAGCTTTGCGGGTTGTTCTTTTTGTGGTCTTTTTGCTTACTGCTCTCTCAGCTTTAGCCGCTTTCTTCTCCTCTACTACCGAGCAAAAGCCAGCGTTTAATAGGTCTTGAGCTAGCGCAGTAGGCAGCACTTCCACCTGCCCTTTACGGTAGTGGAAGTCTGCCCCTGCTATAGCTTGGTTAAAAATAACCTTCATTATTAAGAGCCCATTACTAGGTGCTTAACAGCGGTGCTTTGTAATAGGTGTCCGTCTACTCTACGGTAACCAATAAAGCCAGTACTTAACTCGTCAGCGAAGCGCTCGTTTAAGCGTAAGATTTGTACGCCGCCTGCTTCGTGAATGTAGTACTGTGAAAGATCACCGAATAAAATTACTTTAGCATCAGCACCAATCGAAGCCATATCTTCGTTAATGTATACCGGCTTACCAAATAACATATCCGGCTCACCTACGCTCATTCCCGGTACATACGAAGGGAAATCATTTGTTTGCGCAAAACCGAGGATTCTAATAGCTTTAGCGGTGCTAGAATTCATCATCCACCCCGCGTTAGGAGCGTTACGGTAAGAAGCATCTACCGAGTAGAAAAGGTCCATTACTTCACTCAACGTAATAGCTGAATTTGAAGTTAAGAGCTTACCTTGATCGGATCCAACTACAATACCTTGAGGTGCTGTAGTGTCTGCGCCAGTAGTTAAACCTGCGTTAATACCTCTCTTTAAGCGGTTAGCTAATTGGCCACCTACAAAGCTAGAAAGGTCAAAAGCGTTATCGCTCATTAACTGGTTTGATACTTGTACCAATCCCGAAGAATAAGTAAACGGATCAAACTTCACGTTAGTAAAAGTCATATCGCTACGAGTAACTGCGGTAGCCTCTCCTAAGATAGCAGCTACTACTGTAGTATCGTTATTAGCAGGTAAGTTAAACGCTTGGCCGTTTGCCGTGCGGATAACAGTAGCTACTTGCTCAATGTCCGATTTAAATAACTCGGTAACGCTTACAAAGTCGCTCCAGTTCTCCGGTACAAGGAAGCCTCCCAAACCGTCGTTGGTGGTCACCTGCGCGTTATCTGCCCCAGTACGCAATTCGCCTAAAGCGTTAGCTTCTGCTGGTGTTAGACCGTTAACGCCTCTACGTAAGTAAGCGTTAAAAGCGTCGCGTGCTTCTACTTTAGCAGGAGCTGCATTGTCGCGTACCTCGTCAGCTTTAGAAGCTAATTCTTTTTTAAGCTCCTCGGCTCTTTCGATACGAGTAGCAGAAGCGCGTAGCTCGTCTACTTCGTTATTAATAGTGTCGAACTTTTCGTTTTCCTCGTTTGAAAGGTTACGGCCTTCTGCTTTAGCAGCCGCTACCATTCCTTGCATTTGCTCAATAAGAGCGGCGCGTTTTTCGCGCAATTGTTTAGCGTTCATTTTTAGCTAGTTTAATTAAAGCATTATATAAATTCAAGTTTACCTCCTCTTTAGGTGTCTCTCTTGCTTCCTCCGCTTCGCCTTCGCCGTTAGGCTCGGCGCTGCGTAGTCCGCTTGAGGCTTGTACGTATGCCGGGTAAACTACGGCAGAAACGTCAAATAGGGAGCTTACGCTCTCTATATATCTTACGTGCTGGCCTTCCTCTAAGCGCCAGCTATCTTTATCTACAGTAAAGCCAAAGCTAGACTGTGTTAAATCTCCTCTTTTGTATAGCTCCAATAAGTCATTACCGTAGCTAGTGTTAGGCATCTCAAAACGATAGTAAAGGCCTTTATCGTCCTCCTTAACTTCTAACGTACCGCTAGCAGTTCTAGCTAGCAGGTAGTTACTATCGTGGTTATAGAGCGCTCGTATATCGTCGTTAAGAGCGTTCTTAAAAGCTCCTGGTAGTATGATCTCCCTAAAGCCTCCTAAGTCCTCGCTCATTGAATTAAAAACACTAGCGTAACCTTCTACCGTTCTGCCCTCTACAGCTCTCGTTTCGCTGTTGTAGCTTCTTTGCTCTACTAGGTTCTCTTTACTGCGTACCTCTGCACCGTCTACTTTCGTTAAGGTGCTGAATAGGTGCGCTACTCTTAGCGGCGGCTTACGCTCGGTAAAAGCTTGCTCCTCGCTATCGTATTCGTAAACGCTTATAAGCGCTGCGGGATCTTCCTCGTTACCATTTACTTTAAAGCCGCTGTCGCTTTCTATTTGTCCGTTACGCTCTACTTCTACTATAACCCCTTGGCTACGTCCTCCGGAGCTATTCCAGCTTACGAAGTCCCCTACGTTTACCTCGTCGGGTTCCGCTCGGTCTTCGTCTTCCTTATAGCCGGCTTCCTCTACGTCTTCCGATTTGCCGTAGGTTATAATAATCTCGGTAGCTGTTTCTTCTACCTTCTTTATATGGCGCTCGCTTTTTTCTTCTTTCATATTGTTTAAGGTTCTTTCTGCCCAGCGGTGCATCTCATCACCGCCCCAAGCTGCGTACATTATAGAGCCGCAGATTTGCTTACCGTCCTCGTCTTTAAAATTGCCTTGGTCGTAAACTTTAGCTCTAGATAAAAAGCTGTAAACCCTTGGTAAGCGCTGCTCCGTTATAGCTTCTTTATTAGCTATAATACGGGCGCTTTCCCAGCCTACCGGCGTACCGCAGTCGGTCCCTTCCTCCTCTCGGATCTTTAGAGCTCTCTTTGCGTTATCTACGGCAGCTTGTGGGTAGTCGGTCCAGGGCATTTAGTCAGCGTCTACGTTAGTGTTATCTTGTCCGCTTTGGACCATATTTAAAGGCTGTAGGTATACGTCCCCACCTTCTACCGGGTTAAGGTTCTCTAGGTCCCTAATATCGTTTACCGATAGCCAGCCCCACTGCCTAGCAGTAGCGTAAGCTTCATACCTTGCCTTTTGGTCCCCTCGCATTAAACCCTCTAGGGTAAAGTAAGCGTAGTAGTTACTCTCGTCCTCTCTAAATAGCTTACGGTTTAGCTCTACCTCCATACGTCTAACGTAAGGCTGTAGACAGTCCCTAACGAATACTA